TTAATAGGAGAAAATATGGCTTCAAATTATACAAATTTAGGGGTTCAACTCATGACTACCGGCGAGAAGGCTGGTACGTGGGGGACTCTCACTAACACAAACTGGAACATCATGGAACAGATTTCTGGTGGTTATACAACACAAGCTCTTACTGATGGTGGAACAGTTACTTTAACCAAAAATGATGGAACGACGGGGGCTACACTGGCTACTCGTGTTATTAAATTAACAGGAACATTGTCTGTTGGAAATGCTATTGTAACGGTACCAGACAGTATTGAAAACTGGTGGCTCGTTAACAATGCAGAAGGTGGTAGTACTTATACCGTTACCTTTAAAACAGTTTCTGGCACAGGGGTCGAATGGGCGGCAGGAGTTACAGGAACAAAATTACTTTATACAGATGGAACAAATGTTTTAGATGCTGGTGCTGATTTGGGAATAGCGGTCTCGGCAGGCAATGGAATATCAACGTCCGGGACTTCAACGGTTACTGTCTCTGCTAATCCAGCAATGACACCTTATATTTCTAGTACCGGAAAAGTATTAGTATTTGGATTTTAATAGGAGGAAAATATGGCAAGTGAAGTAATGAAAGTAAAGCTGGTAGCAGGAGTTACAAATTCTGAAAATGATTTGTTAACGGCAGCATCAGGTAAAACTTTAACGATACTTAATATATCGATTTGTGAAACGGCGGGAGCTGATGAAACTTTTGATCTCTATATTAGAGATGACGCTGGTGCTAATGATTATGAAATTTATTCAGATCAAGCTCTAGCTGCCAACGCAACTTTCGAACATACTACAAGAATTGTGCTTGAAGCAACTGACGTGCTTTCAGCTAAAACCGCTAGTAGTGCTAATGTTGACGTTGTTATTAGTTATTTAGAACAAACGTTATAGGAGATAAAAATTTATGAGTGGACCAGTAGGAAATAATCCATATCGAGCTTCAGGAGTTGTTGCTGCTGCGGCTGGTGGGGGTGCGATCAGTTGGTGTACCACAGTTAAGACCGGAGCCTTTTGTGTTGCCGCAGGATCAGGTTATTTAGTGAATACAACTTCAACCGCTTTTACAGCAACCCTTCCATGTAGTCCAGCCGAAGGTGATCAAGCTTCCTTTGTGGATTTTGCAGGGACATTTGATAGTAATGCTTTAACATTAGGAAGAGGTGGTAAAAAAATTAAAGGTGCATGTTGTGATGCAACAGTAAGTGCAGAGAGAGGCGCCGTAACAATTATTTATACGGGAACCACTCAAGGGTGGATACAAACAAGTCAAGGTAATGATGGTACAATGGTTCAAGCTGAATTTGTAGCAGCAACAGGCGGTAATCAACCAACGGCGACAGGATGTATTGTCTGTACGAATTATAAAGTTCATACTTTTACAGGAACAGGACCTTTGTGCGTATCGAATGCAGGAAATTCGGCTGGTTCAAGTACCATAGATTATTTGGTTGTCGCTGGAGGTGCAGGCGGCGGAGGAGGCGGCCCTGGAACTCATAGTGGTGGAGGAGGAGGTGCTGGCGGTTATAGAGAATCTAATGGTACAGCATCAGGTTGTTATACCACTTCTCCTTTAGGCACAGGTCCATGTACAACAGCTTTAACTGCTGCCGTAACAGATTATACAATAACAGTTGGTGCAGGCGGTGCAGGTTCACTTTCAAAAAACTGCAAAAGTACTGCTGGCGACGATTCAGTTTTTTCAACAATAACCTCTGCTGGGGGTGGTACATCTGGCGAGGCAGGTGGCAGCGCTCCTGGAAGTGCAGGAGGTGCAGGAGGTTCAGGCGGAGGTGGTGGTTCGTGTACTGGTGGTGCTGGAGGAGCAGGTAATACCCCTCCTACAACTCCTAATCAAGGTTTTGCTGGTGGCAGTGGCAAATGTAATCCTGCTCCCGATTTATCTTCAGGCGGCGGTGGCGGAGCCACAGCTGTTGGAGCTAACGCAGGTTGTGGAGAAGGAGGCGACGGTGGTGCCGGAGCAACTTCTTGCATTACAGCTTCTCCCGTGGCGAGAGCTGGTGGTGGAGGAGGAGGCGCTAATGTTGCGGATGGTGGTGGCCAAGGAACGGCAGGTGGAGGAAACAGTAATCCCACGCCGGGCCCTGCCATGGCTGGAACAGTAAATACAGGCGGAGGAGCAGCTTCGGGTTCTGCATCGACACCTCTTCCATGTAATGGAGGTGGAGCAGGCGGCAGCGGGTACGTTGTAGTAAGATACAAGTTTCAATAGGTAATTATGGCACATTTTGCAAAATTAGGTATTAATGGAAAAGTAATAGCTGTTCATGTAGTACATAACAGTGATGTGCTTAACGGTAATGGTCAAGAAGATGAAAAGGTAGGTCAACGATTTTTAGAAAAACTACATGGTTGGCCAAAATCCATGTGGATACAAACATCTTATAATACTCGGAATGGAATACATCTTGAAGGAAAAACCCCTTTGAGAGGCAACTATGCAGGATTAGGAATGATGTATGATGAAGATAATAATATTTTCAGGGCTAAACAACCCTATCCAAGTTGGACTTTAAATACGACAACGGCACGATGGGAACCTCCCACACCTGAACCAAGTACCATGACAGTAGATGAAGTAGCAGAGTCTTATACTTGGAATGAATCTACTAAAGCTTGGGATAAAGTCGTAGCCTAATCTTTACAAATATCCCTAAATCCTATAAAATCTGATGTATGCAGAAGAAAGTATTATCAGAAATAGATCTCTATATAGATACGGTTAAAGTTATTAAAATTGACCGCAAACAAATCAAGAATGACATTGTCAACAGCTTTGCTTTCGACAAACGTTTAAGTAGAAACAATAAAGATTATTCTTATCAGGATCTTGAAGTTCCTTACTCACAGCCTTTGCAATGGCTGAAAGACTATATTAGAGATCATTTTAAGGAATATTCTAAAACTTTAATTGGTAAAAAAGAATGGGGAAATATTTATAATCCTCACGAATCCTCATTCACTCGGCATCAAGTTGCACCGCTACTTTTAAAAACTTCACCAGACTATACCTGTCTTTATGGAGTGGAGGTGGCTAAAGATTCTTGTGAATTGGTGATCGAATATGATGATAATCGAAGAAAAAACAGGACTTGGCATATTCCTTTGCAAGACAATAAATTTATTATCTTTCCTTCCACGCAACGTTATTTTATATCTCAGAATAAAAGCAAACAAATGAATATTTTTTTAACCATGACTTATGAATATTGCTAATGAACCTTCAATATTACTATTGGTGGTTTAAATCCGTCATTCCTCCAAGAATCTGTGACGATATTGTTAAGTATGGATTAAGCCATAAAGAGGATACGGGAGTCACGGGAGGATTAGGTTACGCTAGAGATTTTAAAAAACAACCCTTGAATAAAAAAGAAACTAAAGATTTAAAAAAGAAAAGAGATTCCAGTATCGTCTGGATGAATGACCGTTGGATTTATAACGAAGTACACCCCTATGTCCATGAAGCTAATCAAAAAGCAGGATGGAATTTTAAGTGGGATTGGTCAGAATCTTGCCAGTTTACCAAATATAAACCTGGTCAATATTATGGTTGGCACTGTGATAGCTGGGAGAGAGTTTATACTCGGGAAGGTCCGACTAAAGGTAAAATAAGAAAGTTATCGGTTACGGTTTCTTTATGCGATGAAAAAGACTATAGTGGCGGAGAATTAGAATTTCAATTTAGAAATGTAGATAATCCTAAAATGAGTAGAATATGTAAAGAGATCCTACCCAAAGGATCTGTAGTTGTTTTTCCGAGTTTTGTATGGCATAGAGTTAAACCCGTAAAGAAAGGAATCAGGTATTCATTAGTTCTTTGGAATTTAGGATACCCTTTTCAATGAGCAATTTTAACTCTAGTATATATTTTGGAACTCCCGTATGGACCAATGATGTTCCTGAATTTTTAACCCCGATGAATAAATTATGCGATAAGTATATTAAACAGGCAAAGAAAAATCTTTTACCTACTATAAAAGAAAGGAATAAAAATTTTAAAAGAAAGCTGGGTGATTTTGGTTTATCGAATCATTCCACTTCCATTAATCAAGACCCTGAAGCTAAAGCATTTACAGAGTATTGTGGCAATCGAAGCTATGAATTTTTAGACTGGTGCGGGTTTGATTTAAGAAATCATAGTCTGCATTATAGCGAAATGTGGGTACAAGAATTTTCTCGTAAAGGTGGAGGACATCATGATACCCATGTCCATGGAAACCAGCATGTCAGCGGGTTTTATTTTTTAAAGGCCAGTGAAAAAACATCACTACCTGTTCTATATGATCCAAGACCAGGGGCCCTAATGACTAAACTTCCTCAAAAAGATGGAGCTAAAATTACTTATGCCAATGAGGCGGTCCATTATAAAGTTAAACCTGGTATGATGGTGATTATTCCAGGGTATATGCCTCATCAATATCCCGTGGATATGGGTGTAGAACCTTTTAGATTTATTCATTGGAATATTCAATGTGTACCTAAAGCTATATCTAATGCAACCAGTACTCCCACAACATAAATATCATCTGTTTGGACCTTACCTGGCAGAAATGCCAGTTGATCCTGATTATTGTGGCCGACTCTTAAAGCTGGGAAAAAAATTAAAAAAATCTCATCGAAAAAATTTAGCGGGTCAAATTGAGCACGAATATCTTTATGACTTACAGAAAGATTCCTGGATTTTTCAAGAGCTTCAAATTTATATTAATACTTGGATAGAGGGATATAAACGATTTAAAGGCCAAGCTAACTTTAATCCTAAGTACCAACTAACTCAAATGTGGATTAATCGAATGAAAGCCAAGGAATATAATCCTGTTCATGTGCATACTAATTGCGAGTTATCTTTTGTCCTATGGTTAGAAGTACCTCAACGAATGCTTGATGAAGCTAAAAAAACTAAAACGAATGCGGCTAATCCTGGGGCCATTTCTTTTCTTTATGGGGAAGAGTCAACGGGGTCTCTTATGGTGATAGAAAAACAGTTTGTACCTAAAATAAATACCTTAATGATCTTTCCTGCAAATTTAAGACACCAAGTCATGCATTTTAATTCAAAGGTTATTAGAACTTCAGTAGCAGGAAATATTAGATGGGTATGAGTTTTAAAAGAAAAAAATATTTAGTTATTCGAAAAGTCATTACCAAAGATATGGCTAATTTTATCTACCGTTATTTTAGTATGAAACGTAGGGTTGCGAGAAAATTTCTAGACGATCGTTATATTTCTCCTTTTGAGGAAGGGTGGGGAATGTGGAAAGATTCACAAGCCCCCAATACTTATTCTCATTATGCTGACTTGGTTATGGAGACTCTTTTAGAAAAAGTTAGACCCCGAATGGAAAAGGAAACAAAACTCAAACTTATTTCCACCTACTCTTATGCCAGAATATATAAAAAGGGTGACGTTTTAAAAAGACATAAAGATCGCTTTAGCTGTGAAATATCCACTACCCTGTTTTTAGGGGGAGAGCCATGGGATATCTATTTAGAACCGAATAAAAATGTAGGCAGACCTCCTGAAGGTCCCTATATTCCTACGACTAACAAAGGAATTAGAGTCGATCTTAAACCAGGCGATATGCTCATTTATTCGGGATGTGAACTAGAACATTGGAGGAAAGCCTTTCAAGGAAACAATTGCGCTCAAGTCTTTCTTCATTATAATCAAACTACTTCACCTGGAGCTATAGAAAATAGCTTTGATGGTAGACCTTTCTTAGGCCTTCCTGCTTGGTTTAGAAATTTTAAGTTGCCTTCCACTACGAAATAAAATATAATTAAGACTGGTGTGGGGGATCTTTCCACCACAAAGGTCTTCTACGCCTACTTATAATCTGTTGATATCCCCATTAATCTAGTATAATTGTAATATTAAAGACCCAAAATTTTTTTGGACTCATTTTTATTATGGTCCCATAATTTATAGGATAAATGGAATTTTCTATGCTACAAAAAGTATCTTTTTTACCAGGATTCAATAAACAAGTGACTCCTACCGGTGCCGAAGGGCAATGGACCGGAGGAGATAATGTACGTTTTAGATATGGCACTCCTGAAAAAATAGGAGGCTGGGACCAGTTGGGCGAAGATAAACTAACAGGAGCGGGTCGAGCCTTACACCATTGGGATGATAACGCAGGAGTTAAATACGCTGCGATTGGTACCAACAGAATTTTATACGTCTATTCAGGCGGACAATTTTACGACATTCACCCTATTCGAACCACTATTGCAGGTTGTGATTTCACAAGTACTTCTTCTTCAACAACCGTAACTATCACCTTCCCAAGTCCTCACGGTCTAATCGATGATGACATTGTTTTAATGGACGGAGTTAGCGGAGTGACGGCGGTTGGTTCTACTTATACGGATGCTTCTTTTGAAGATATAAAATTTATGGTGACGTCAGCACCAACGGCGACGACCATTGAAGTGACGATGGCGGCAACTGAATCAGGAACCCCTTTAAGTAATTCAGGATCTGCTTCAGGGTTATGTTATTACAGTGTAGGACCCTCTCAACAATTAGGCGGCTTTGGTTTTGGAACAGGAACGTGGTCAGGATCTGCTTCAGGAGCGGCAACCACAACTCTAGTATCAACAATTGCAGCCGATGCTGGGGTGACGAGTGTTACCTTAACAGACTCATCAGCTTTTCCAACGTCAGGAGAAATTAGAATAGGCACAGAGGATATTTCTTTTACCGCTAATGATACCGCTACAGGAATTTTAAGCGGAGGAGCCCGTGCACAAAATGGAACTACTTTAGCGGAACATACAGCCGGTGCCACGATAACTGATATTTCAGACTATGTTGGCTGGGGTGAAGCGTCATCAGCCGACTACACAATTGATCCGGGTTTATGGGTTTTAGATAACTATGGAACTAAACTCATTGCCTTGATCTATAATGCTCAGTGCTTTGAATGGGATGCAGCAGCATCCAATCCAACAGGAACCAGAGCTACAATTATTAGTGGAGCACCCACAGCTTCAAGACACATGATCGTCTCGCCCGTTGATCGTCACTTAATTTTCTTAGGAACTGAAACAACGATTGGTGATTCTACAACTCAAGATGATATGTTTATACGATTCTCGGACCAGGAGTCCTTAAGTGATTATACCCCTTCAGCAACCAATACCGCGGGCACGCAAAGACTGGCCCAGGGTTCTCGAATCATGGGAGCAATTAGAGGTCGGGACACTATGTATATTTGGACCGACTCTGCCATCTTCTTGATGCGTTTTGTAGGTCAACCTTTTACCTTTTCTTTTGAACACGCAGGAACGAACTGTGGACTCATTGGAAAGAATGCCTGCATGGAAGTGGATGGAACCGCGTTCTGGATGTCAGAGAATGGTTTCTTTCAATACTCAGGTCAACTTCAATCGATGCCGTGCCTGGTAGAAGACCATGTTTTTGAAGGCTTAAATTTCACCCCGAGAGATTTAATTAATGCTGGACTGAATAACCTCTTTGGAGAAGTGAGTTGGTACTATTGTAGTTCAGGTTCGAATGTCGTAGATCGAGTCGTGACTTATAATTATTTAGAATCGGTGATGTTGAAAAAACCGATATGGTACACAGGAACTTTAGCACGAACGGCCTGGGCCGATTCTTCTGTCTTTGAAAAACCTCATGCCTGTTATTATACGACAGCGGATAATGCTTCCTATGATGTCGTGGGTAATACCGATGGCACTACCATTTATTATGAACAGGAAACAGGGACCGATCAAGTGGATGCCGGAGGAGTGATCACTGCGATTTCAGCTAGTGTTCTTTCAGGAGACTTTGATATTACTCAGAAACGAGCGGCACAGGGACAGCTTTTAGGAGCTCCCGATATACGAGGGGATGGAGAATATATTATGAAGATTAGAAGATTTTTGCCTGACTTTATTAGTCAAACTGGAGATACCAAGATTACTTTATTTTTAAGAGATTATCCGAACAGTAGTACTGCAAGTTCTCCATTAGGGCCCTTTACAATTGATTCAACTACTACTAAAGTAGATACACGCGCAAGGGCAAGAGCCATTGCGTTGCAAATAGAGAATACTGGCAGCAGTGGTGGGTCTTATCAGGCTCAGAACTGGAAGCTCGGAACATTTAGACTGGACATACAACCAGACGGGAGAAGATAATGG